AAGGAGATAATGATTTTCATCAATCTGTTCAGGATTAAAACCATTTCCGACTATCTGTGCCCCACTAGGGGCTCCAACAATCAGGCTACCAGCAATGGGATTATTGGCTTGGGAAAGTGAAAGAACACCTGGCTTGTTATTGTTAAAGAGCGGGGAATAAATAGCTACCTGAGCAGCAGCATTATAGAAGAGGTTTTTTCCAGCAATTCTAATATAAAAGCTTTTGATCCCTCCGCTCTGGATATATTTCTTTTCCTTTATCAGGAAAGAGACCAAAACTGATCCATAATTGACATAAGCCAAATCGCCAACCTTAACTAAGGCAAATTGAGCATCAAAGGCATTATTAGAGGTGACCGAGCTTGCTGGGGTGAATTGGATGATATCATCACCCATGTTAATATCATCTACTGGAGATGATCCCGATCCTGTATCCAAAAGATAGGTTATCGCTGCTGTATAAGGAACCAGTTGCTGCCCATAACCATCGGTTGTTAGAGCGGAGGAAGAGCTGCTATTGCTAATTCCATTGGAAAAGAGGTTTTGAATCCGGCTTCCAAGCAGGAAAAGACTGCTATTATCCACATAATCGGCAAATTGCTGTAAATCATTGGCTGTCTGAGGGATGACACTAAATCTAGATGGATTTAGATAGATTCCGGAGGCAGTATGTCCATAATTGCTTGGATAGGTACTACCTCCTACTGTAGTAACATTAGAGACTCCTGAGGCAGGAGTTCCATCTGCCCATTGATGAGCTAGCATTTCGCTATTAAGATCATTTAGGACATTGAAAGCGTTGCTATTATCTCGTAAAGCATTGAATTTATTATGAAGAAAAGTGGTCGGATCGGAGGCAACATCAATCTGAGAAAGAGTATGTCGATAGATTAATCCTGCCAGATGAGGTTCTAATTTAACGCCAGAAACAGCAATCCAGCCATTAGCAACTCCAACGGAGGAAGAAAGATTGACAATTTGATTGTATAAATCCTGAGTTTTATGATCTAGAGCGAGCTTACTTTCTAGAATTGCAGCATTTGTTCCTACCTGGACATTGGTAATTGGAAGAACAACCAAGCCTAATCCGCTAATTGCTGCTGGATTAATAGTTCCATTAGGATTTAGAGAAACGCTTAAAAGGGCAGCAATGGATGGCATGCTCCCCTGAGCAGAAACTCCAATGTTGGTCTCTATATTAAATACAGCATCTCTTAATGCATTGATAGCATCTTCGCCAATCTCCGTAATGTTATTATTAACCGGTGGAAGAGTTGTGTCTGTATCCAGAGATACGGGGAAAGTTGATGACATTCGGGATTATTGTTGCTGATTGGAGGAAACCACTGTCGTGGTTGTTGAAACTACGGTTGGCGAAACAGGAGGTGGCGGAGGGGCTCCTAGGACATTTTGGACCTGAGGAAGAAGAGCTGGAAAATTGGTAGCTACCCTGTTAAAAACCATAGCCTTAATCATTCTATATACCACTCCAGATAGAGAGCCTGCAACCAGCCCGAAGACTAGGCGAAAATCTACCGAGGATACGCCATCGGGATAGGGAAAAGTGGTTAATTTCCAACCCATCAGTGTCCCAACAATAACGGGAAGGATAGGAAGGATAACATCTCGCCAGATGGAAGAGCTTTTATTCATTGATTTTAGAACATAATCAACGACTGTCCTGATGGGGAAAATGACAGCCGAAACTGCCAAGCAGAACAGAAGAAATTGCCAGGAGAGAAGCGTGCTTAGCGGATCCATGCTGGTGATACCGTAATATTGTCCTTTGTTTTCAGGTGACAGTAACTAGCGCAAGAGTAGCAAACCAGGTAATGGTCTGAGTTGTATTACTAGCTCCAGTATTCACCAACAAATTGTTACCAGAAATCGAGATAGAAGGTAAAGTCCAGAAAGAAGCTCCTGCTGTGCAACGACTATCCGAGGAGGTAGTAATTCCTACTGCTGTTGGTGCTCCACCGCTATGACGAACATATCCTGTCGAGAATTTGTATTGGATACTATCGGTCGAATTTGTTGATCTTCCAACAATGGTTGCCTCGACATTATTTGCTGTATTATCACCGATTGCATAGGTAATCAGTACAGCTGTTGCTGTGCTCAATGTTGTAGCATAGCCACGAGAGAGATAGGTTTGCTGACCATTTGCCCCAGAAATCTTAGGATTAGGATCTGTTCCTACCTGAAAATTAAGTCCTGCTGCATCGCCCTGCATTAGCCAAAGCTGACCACCATTTCCATAGAGAATAACTCCATTAGTTGGGTTACTTGTTGGAGAAATGACCGCGTTGTGAACATAGACGACCATATCTCCACAGCCAGCAGGAAGATCTGTCGTCGAAACTACGGCTGTATGCGCTAAGGAGACAACTCTCTGTCCAGAAGCAATTTTTAGTGCCTGTATTGGATATGATGGAGAGATAGAGTTACCAATTTGGCAGATGACACCTCCGCTCAATCCACCAGAGCCAGGATCACCTCCAACAAGAACTAAATTTCCACCATTAGCCGAAGCATAGGATGTGCTCTGAGCGGCAATTAGGAAGTTAGAGCCAGCAGCAGTTGAAGAAGAAGCCTGATAGATGTAGGGAAGGGAAAGATTTGCTGCAAATGTAAAGTTGCTGGCAAGAAGGCTTACATTATTTGATGATCCTGTAATAGAGACCACATGTTGAGCTGAGCTGGTCCCTGATAGATCTCCTCCGGCGGTAAATCCATTTGGGGGATTTTCTGGTGTCCAATAGGTTCCATTCCATGTAAGAACTTGATTTAGTGATGGGACGGCTGTGCTAACCGGCTTGCTTTGCAGGGAGATAACACGAGGAGAGGTGGCTGTTCCTCCTAAATCTCCAGCAAGTTGTATAATTCCAGGGGAAGTTGCGCTTGCTGGAGTGATTATTGGAGGGGAAACGGTTACTGCTAGAGTAGCAATAGCTGCCTGGACAGTGCTGACAGAGTATCCATCGATAGAAACCGATGGAGATAGATCGATCATTGTCGCATTGTGCCGATCACTAGCTCCGGTGATATGTAGCTGATATTCGTAGCGATCTGTGGCTAACTTACCTACGCCAGGAATATAATTGGGAACTGTAGGGGGAGGCATAGGATTTCCTTATGGCAAGATGATCTGATGATCATGCCCAAGAACAGGCATTACCACCCCATTGATAATTTGGTGACTATGCCCCTGACTTTTGGATGTTTCCTGATTAATCTGGGAAACAGATGTCACCTTTTCATTAATCACGATATCATGTACATGAGGTCCAATATTAGGTACAGCCATACCCATGGTTGTAGCCAATTTACTCGGAAACATAGCAGTATCATTAATAATGCGAACCTGGTAGGCAGGATCTGTCTTACGAATACGATAGGTTTTGAAGGTTTGAGCTCCATTTCCGGCTAACACAATAATATTGCGGGAGACTGCTCCCACCTCATAGCGAAACTCTTCTTGATCTGGATTATCAAGCTCATATAGAACAATAATATCGCGTGTCTTTATTGTTGGAACTGTAAGTGTCCAAAATGTTTGAGGAAAATCGCTTTCTAATCCTGCCTCGGTCATCTTCAATATTTCTTCTGTCGCGCTTGGACGAACCATTATTCTTCCATCGGATCTTCTAGGATTGAAATATTGGCGGTAACCTAACACAAATTTCGTGCTATGGCAGTAAGGACATCTGTCATCCTGATACTCTGAAGATGCCAAATAGCAAGAGCAAACTATCCCTGTTTGTTCTCTAATAATTAGGGTTGCTGGTCTGCCTGTCATAGACAGTTCCATCTCTTGACGCTGATTATTCTGATCCTGCAAGGATTGTCCTCGGATAATATTATAGTTCCCATAACCATCAATACATCCTTGCTCACCAAAAATATAAGAACCAACGCAAACTCCCGCTAGTAATTGCGTCGGATCTGTCCTATGCCATCCTGCATAGTCATAGGCGGGGAAATCTATATTGGCATCATAGGATGAAGATAGGTCTGTGCTCAAAATGTCAGTGGTTATTTGCTTGTATCCTCCTAAATTTGTCCTGGCAAAATTTGGATATTCAAAACGAGATTGACAGGCGAAGATCCTATCAAAAATGGAGGTCTCTCCCAGGATAAATTGCTCGACGGTTGGAGACCATTGTTGATAACCATCAAAACCAGAAATGGTATGTCCTAACGCCGTGGTATTATCGTAGCCTCTTCCTGTAATATTAGTTCCGGTTTGACTTCCACCTACGGTAATATCAAACATATCATTTAGAGCAAATGGAATGGATCCTTCGGAAATGGAAAAAGAAAGAACACCATTATTTCGAAGGATACCATCAGCAAGCCAAATTTGAGGATTTCCGAACTGATCGGTCGTGCCTCTGTCTCCATCTGCACCAAATGCCGCAAATCTCTCGCTTCCAGGGATAGTATTACCAAAATTGTCCTTAGCTAATCCAATACAATAAATTCTCCAAATGGTAGCTGGAGTCGCCGTTGTGAATAAAGAAATCTGATTAAATATTCCATTTCCTATATTATAGGCAGCAGCAAAATACAATGATCCGCCAGGATAAGGGACCAGATAAGCATTGCTAGGAGGAGAAGTACTAGAATAAACGATAAGCTGACTATTCTCTGTATCTACCGAGGAATATTGGATTAATTCTCCTCCGATTTTAACAATCCCAGAACTAGTAAAGGTAGAAACATCATCAAGCGTGATATTTAACTGTGTGGCATTAATATCCTGAGATAAAACGCTTTGTGGAAGGACACGAAGATTATCGTAGGCAATAGGTAAATTGTTTAGGTTAAACTGGGTCGGATCGTATTCAACTGGACGAATGGAGAAATAGTATTCTTGTCCTGGAGTTAGATCGATGATGTTAGCTTCCAGAGAACCATCAATTGAAACATATTTAACTCCTTCTGAGTAAATGTTGGGAATGACAGATGTAAGATAGATCCCCTTAACCTCGGCATAATAAATGTTATACGCAATAGCATTTCCAAAGGTGGAAGGATAAGCTTGATACCATCGGATATTAATAGTGTACCCATCCCCAAGTGATGAAACACGATCTAATCCTTCCCTTACCTGCTCAGCGTAGACCACCATATGCTATTCCATCCCTTTTTATGCCAGATGGTTGTAGTCAAGGAGGATATCCTGTCTCTCCGTACGCTCTGTCTCCTCCATGAGAGATAAGGTATGCGTACGGAGAGAACTACTCTCCCTATGACTCTTATATATCTCATGCCTTTGTCGAGAGACACCTCGGAGGAGTTTTTGGAGGTTTTCATGAGGGAGGGGGATCTTGGGTTGCGCCCTCGCGATAGGATGCCATTTGCTGACAAGAAAAGATAGTTTAAACAAACTTTCTACCCTTGGACGGGTATTGGCTCCTCCCCCATAACATCGACGCTTTAAAAGTGCCTTCCTGAGCCCTACGAGAAACCCATATTTGGGGGGTCAAAAATGCTCGGAAACCTTATCCCAAAAAATGCTGCATGCTTTCCGATATTTATCCGGAGCATGCTTTTGGAGGACACGGAAAAACCCTCGTGGTTCTGCCAATCGTTCCAGTTTCTTAATCCTGAGGGCTCGATTTTCAGGAGTAAAGCTGGTGTCCCCAAGGATTTTCTGAGAAAGAAGTGAGAAAAACTCATCTGACAATCCGAGCCAGCTCTTAGCTAGCAATTGTTTATAGCGGCTGTTTTGTTTTCCCTTTTTGATTACCCGAATGAAATCTTCAATCTGATCACGAAGATTGGTAAAAAACTCTGCATCCATCAAAGCATGCTGTTCGACATGAGACAAGCCTTCGGGTGGTTTTTCTTTCTCTAATTGTCCTTTTATTTTGTCGGAAGGTAATCCATGCAATTTGCCATTATCGATCAGGTAAAAAAGAAGCAGTTGAGAAACATGCTGTAATTCATGTTTTATAGTAGATTGGATAGAATTTAATCGTAGCTGAAAGATAGGATTAGAATTAATCTCTGGATTTAATCGTAGGGTAATCAGTCTTTTGACAAAATTAAAGCTGCCAATGTCTCCATTAACATTAGGTTCTCTGGTCAATTTACATTGAAAATCATTAGGTAGGAGGGAGATTTTCTTAGCAAACTCTGGTTTCATAGGTTTCCAACCTGTAAGATCCAGAGGGACAGATATAAATTTATCCTCATTGAAGGAGAATTTGTGTTCATTCATTATCTTGAGCTGCAAAAGCAGCTCTTCCTGCTGTGATGTCCTATCTTTTACCCCTAAAAGATAGTTTCGCACTGCCCCAGCATAGAAGAAAATGACCTTTTTCTCCAGCAGGGCAACCATAGCCGGAGGAGGTTCCAGCATGGAGGTTGCCAGAGAAAGCAGTAAATTGGATTGTTTATGAAGATAAAAGATAGACAAATTACGCCTTTTCCAAAAGAATTTCTTTCAATTCAGCTTTCTCTTTAGGTTTTTTGATTTCATGATGATCGAGCAAATGATCGACATAATTTTCTGCCTCGTCTTTTCCTTTATGTAAAGATAGGTATTCTACCTGATTAGAAAACGCCTCTTGTTCAGAGGTATTGTGCAAATATGATCCTTCATTGGAAGATTGTGTCGGTTCATCGCTAAATCCCTGCTGGAAAAAATGTGAAAACTCGTGAAGAAGATAGGAGTAATTTTCGGAAAAATCTCCTGAAAGAAGGAGTTGCCAAGAAAGAATAACGACGCCATGATCAGTCTTTGCAGAGGTGTCAATGTCACCAAATTTAGTCGGAATAAGATTGATAATTTCAGGAGAAACCTTCCACTCCTTGCAAATTCTCTTCCAAACCTTATCCTTGATCAAGGTCTTCTTTGCCTGATTAATCAGGCGGAGTAGAGAGCTTGGCGGGATTTTTTTAATCTCATCCAGAGCAAGCTTGGATTTCTTTGCTGCAAAAGCCAGCTTTTCTTTGTGGAGAAGAAATTTAATTCTATAAACAAATTCTATTGGAAATAGATTTTCTTTTTCTACAATTTGCATAATCATCTGCCTTAGATGAGCATTACCAGCACTATTTCTGGTAATGGAATATAAAATTCCCTCAATCTCAGCGGGAGAGCCGCCATCATTAATATATTCTTTAATTTTTGTCAGGACATTGACAAGAATATGTTCTGGTATAGTTCGATTGCCAGCAAGCAATCTCAATATTTCATTATCTCCAAGCTCAATCAGCTTTTGATAATAAATATCAAATTTTGTCCCCATATATATTCCCTCTGCCATCCATTTAGGATTATGATCAATGATATAATTAGCAAATCTTTCTAAAATATTATGTGATATACGATCAGGAAAAGCTGTATCATAAAAAAAATTATCAAAATTATTCTTATTAGAAAGTAACATGGTAAATGCATTATCTGGTAAATGCTTATTTTCCAAAAGCAAAAATGCTATTATAGGGTTATTAGCGTATTTTGTCGCAATTCTGTCTAAATGTTCAGGATCGGTTATTTTTGGTATTCTATAGCTTAACTCATATTTCCCCTTATCTTTTTGTAATAACATCTTTGTATCGGTAGGAGAAAGTAGGTTTTTATTAACACTGGGATCGTGCATATTTGTATGAGGATTGTAAAAGGTATCATTAATCTGAATAATGGTAGGATCTAGGATGACAATTTGTGTTGGCTCGTTAGAATGAATAACACTCTGTCCTGGATCATAGACATTAGTCCGTCCCAACTTCCGAAGAAGATGATTCCATCCCCGCATACCTCCAGAAACTATTCTGGTTAAATTCCAAAATTTGGATATGGCAGAAGACGGATCATTAGCACTATTGAAAGCCTCCTGAATTTGATCATCGGTCAAAGCTGGAAATAAAGATTTAATCTTAGGCAAATCTTTATTCAAATCACCATCTGTGTATTCAGAAAGATTAAAAAGAGGGGCAGAAATAGAAAAAACATTAATAAATGGCTTTTCTCCAGCAAATGGAAGGGTATTAGAAATAATGCTATCAAACATCTCCTTGGTCAAGGGATAGGCATAAACGCCGAGAGGCGTATTAAATGAGCTCCTTGGATTGAGCCCGACCTTATTAATATTGGTCATGGTAAAGAAAAATCGTGGATGAGCTTCATCCGAGATAAATGGCTTTAAGGCTTCCGCCAGAGTGTTTGTATCTATTCTGGCTTGCTTATTGAACGAGCTAATACTAGAGGGCATAGAGAAGATGCCAGATTAACGGATGGAGAAGGAATTATGGCGTAATGATTGCCCATCTGACGTTGGTGCTTGTCTTCATTCATTATCTTGATTTGTTAGTCGTTAAGTATAATTTGATATAAATCATGATCAAATGGCGGGGCGGGAGCCCCACTCCTTAACAGATTATAAGAGCAATCTTACAGTGTAAAAACACTTCATGTCCATGACAAAGAAAGTTAAATCATCCAAACATTCCCTCTCCGAATTAAACTTCGGAAAAGAATGCAAAATATCTTCTTTCATCTCGGATTACAGAGATGCCGTTCAATTTTACATCGATTATCTCTGGAATAACAAAATAACAATCATCGTCAAAGATCAAGAAAGAATTCTTGATATCAAAAATGATCTTCTAGATTGTCCTCAATTCATTTCCATCAAAACTCTTGATTTTCAAGGAGATCTTTCTGCAAGAGCACGTTGCTGTGCAGCAACACAAGCTTGTGGTCCTGTCTCAGGAGCCATTGCAAAAAGAAGAAAACTTCTCTTTGTCCTCTCAAAGAGAAGAGAAAATCGTGAGAGAACTCGTAAAGTTAACAAAAAGCTGAAAGATGAAAAGCTAACAAAACCATCAGCAAAAAATGTTAGACCAGAACTAAATTCTATCTGCTGCTCTATCGAACCATCTTCTATCAAGCATTTTGATACTGTAATCACCTTAAAATCTCTTGGTAAAAAGTATGGGAAAATCATTATTCCCATTAAACATACCAAACATTCAAGAGAATTACAAAATAAAAACAGTAAAATGCTTACCTCCATCCTCCTCTCCGAGGACAATATCAATTTGAGAAAGGAGATGCCGAAGGCATCTCCTTCACAAAATCAAATTGATGCTGTCGGGTGTGATACAGGGATCAAGACCATCGCTCAATTCTCGTCGGGCGTCAAGACGCCCGACAAAGATATTCATGGTCATGATCTAACCTCTATCCTTCACAAAATCAAAAGAAAGAAAAGAGGATCAAAGGCATTTCATCGTGCTCTTGATCATAAAAATAACTTTATCCGATGGTCAATAAATCAGCTCAATTTATCAAATGTTAAGGAGATTAGACTTGAATTTGTGTCTAATTTTAGACACAAGAAAAATGTCGGAGAGTTCTTAAACCATTCAGGAGAAGCTCTAATAAGGAGTAAGCTCATAGATTTTGCAGAAGAAAATGGCGTCCATATTGTTCTACAAAATTCTGCTTACAGATCTCAGAGATGTTCTTACTGTGGTTATGTAGATGAAGATAATCGTAAGGAAAAGCTGTTCAGTTGTAAAAACTGTCTCTTCAAGAGCGATGCGGATTTAAACGCCAGTTTAAATCATGAGCAGGACTTACCTTGCGCTAATTTTCTTCGTTTTCTTCCGGGAAAGAATGAGAAATTCTTTTGGAGTTCAAAAGGATTTTTTAACCTAGTAGGTCAAGAGATTACAGTCCCTGACACATACAATAAAAGATATAAAAATATCTAACTGTTCATTGTTGAAGACCTCGACCTTCGTGGGTGCAGGGGAGCCAAAAGGTTCGCCTACAGGGCGCTCCATCACAGCCTAGAGGTCAAGGCTCCCTGTGAGGTCGTCAACCCTGCCTATTCAAGCCAGACATGTCCTTCGTGCGGTTACGTCTCGCGAAGCAATAGGTCGGGGATCAAGTTCATCTGCCGTGCGTGCGGCAGGAAAAGTCACGCGGACGCGGTAGGAGGGATCAACTTGCTCGGACGTTCCGAGGACAAACAGGTTGGGCTCGACGATCACCCATCCGCCGTGAAGGCTTTGCTGAGAGAGCGATTTCGGGCGCGATGCCGGACGAGTTCCTCGGGAGAGTCCGTACAGAACGCGCTCGCACCGTCGAGCCGGAGGCTTACTACCGAGACACCGCAAGGGCTCGGCACAGCATCGAATCAGGTGGTTACCTCATGATCAACTTTGAGCAACTTCCCGAATACGGTAGGAAATAGCTGTGGCATGCAGCCTGGTCGCTCCGAAGCCACTGCCCACCCTTGACACAACCCGGTAAGAGACCTATCGTCTCGCGACGGAGAGATTATGCATCCACCCACATCATCAGACATTAAAGACAAAGCAGTTGAACTTTATCTTTCTGGCAAAGGATCCGATTCTATCGGAAAAGAACTTGGTATGTCTGCTAAGAACGTTCTTAGTATTTTAAGAGAAAGAAATGTTGAAAAAAGGAAGCCGACACGGGCACTCTCTGACGCCGAAGAGCTTGATGTTGTTGCCAAATATAATGAAGGCAAATCGGAATATATTTTATTTCAAGAATATAATGTTAGCTCTCGAACCATTCACAAATGTTTACAGAAACATAATGTACAAATGCGTCCGAGAAAAGTTAAAGGATCCAAAATGGCATAAACGAAATAACGAAAAAGCCGCTGTCAAGCGGCTTTTTCTATGTTAGCCCAGGATGCAACTAACTATGCGATATCATTAAGGATTACGCCCCGATAACGATGGATTTCCTACCACAGGCAGTGCCGCGTGGGTTGGCTATTGCCAATCCGAGTATTTCACTTACAACCCAACCGAGCTTTAGTTGTCTCGGTTCATCTGCGGGCAGAACTTCAATATCCTGCTGAACTGGCATTACGCCAACGAACTCAGGATCAGCGCAACCATACACTGTCCCTGGAGGAACAATCTTGCTAACCATGATATCCGCGCCCCAGATGTGTCCATAGAGACCTGTCTGGAGTACCTCACGCATTGTAACGGGATCGAAATCGCCGCCACCAACGCCCTGACCACCACCGCTGCCCCACTTCAAGATATCCGTAAACTCATTGATGTTGAAGAAGAACTTGGTTGTTACCAGGTCCCAGCGATCAATCTGCTGCTTAATCTCGACGAGATCACGCTTCAAAAGACCAGCGTCAGCGATATCGGTCAAGGTGTTCTCGACCGAAGCCGCAGAATCGATAGCCGCGAATACGTTAGCATCTTCCTGAGCCTGAATTTCCTGACGACCCTTCTGCACGGCACGGTCAATGACATTAAACCGACGACGCTTGACCTCGGCGATACGCACCGTGGGATTACAGATAATCTCAAAAAGGGGAACCAGGATACGATCGCCGAAGACACGGCTTTCGGGAGCCGAGCCGTTAGACGATACGATTACTGCCGCTACATCGATATCACGGTCATAGGTAGGAATAGCACCTTGAGCAAGTGGATCAACTACCAGAGCCCGGCGGGCAATTCCATGGTAATCAAGGTTTCTACGAATGGGGCTAGCCATCGCCTGAGCCAGAGCAATCTTACCATCCTGGGTCATCATAGCACGAGCAATAAGCTCATCCCGCTTGTCATCGGACAAGCTGGTCTGACCGGCAAGCCCGAGGTTGGCGGGCTGGTTATCTTCGAGGATCGAAGCGTATTTGTTGAGCTGAACTGCTAGGTCTTTCATCGACGAAGCGTTCATCTGCCCACGACTATCAAACATATTCATTGAGAAACTCCGAATGGTTTGCCAGCCTAATGCCAGCGTTGTTGTTAGCTCGCCAAATCGGAATGATTAGCTTGCTTACCGAGCATAAATGATTATGCCCATATGGGTAGGGCGGGAGTAAGATTATACAGATGATCTAATTGGTCCATTATTTACAACTGTAGTTGTTGTAGTAGCTACATAAGGTCCAGGTATATTTGCTTGGACCAGTTGTGCTCCCCAGGCATAAATAGTTCCTGTTCCTGCCCCAGCATAAACAATGCTACCATTTACACTTGCAAGTCCAATTGTTGGAAGAAAACCAGAGTAATTGTTCAATGATATTGAACAACGATACCAACCATTACCTACTGATTGCATGGTTGCATTTACGTTTGTAGATATTGTACCAATGACACCAGAAGAAATATTAAAATAAGCGCCATACCCAGTATTAGCTTCCTGTAAGTTACACCAGTTTAATGTTCCAGATTTCAAATAAGCAGAAAATGTGTAAAGCACCCCTAGTGAAGCACTTGAGGGCGATATATATGTATAATGTGAGGTTGGACTTCCGTCAGACGAGTCGGTTAACAGCGTGGCAGTGGTTGTTCCGTCTGGAGCAATTGTAGAATTTAACGTTGGCGTAATATGTACTTGTACGGTCCAAGCTATCGCTTGCGATTTAGTTAATAAATTCTGAGTTTGAGGCACAATAGAACGAATAGGTCCATTATTAACAACAGTACCTGTGGTTACTTGATAAGGTCCCATCCAATTTGCTTGAACATATTGTGCTCCCCAGATATAAATCTGGGCAGAAGATGTGTCTGTAGCAGCATATGTATTAGCACTACTGCTTCCTGAATTAGCAGGATATATATCAACACCCAATCCATTTGAAGTAATAAAAGAAATTGAACAACGATACCAACCATTAGATAAAGCTGTGATTGTGGTCACAGGGCTTCCTGTGGAAGTTCCAACAGATCCAGAACCTGACAAATTAAAGAATGCGCCTACATTACCGCCTTCAGTTGAAATATAAGCAAAGGATACAGTGCCTGCCTTAATATAGCAACTAAAAGTTGCGTTTATATTTTGTTTTTGAGATAAATACTGAAATACATAATGTATTACAGTAGAAGTGGTACTAGCAACTAAAGCTTCACCAGTTAATGTTCCATCTGGTGCTGTGGTAGCCGCTGTATTTATAGTACAGTTACCTTTTGTCCAAGTAGCGTTGTCAAATGTTTGCGATTGAAGTAATAAATTCTGAGTTTTAGGTACAATAGAACGAGTTTGACGTACAACAGAACGAATAGGTCCATTATTAACTGCTGATGTTGTGGTTGCTACGTAAGGTCCAGGCTGATTAGATTGAACATATTGTGCTCCCCACACGTAAATCTGAGGCGTCGTCGTGTCCGCGGCGGCGTAGGTGTTACTGCCGTTCGCCGAGGCAATCTCTACATACACAGTACCAGGAACGTACTTCTTGACGATGGTTAGAGAGCACCTGTACCAACCATTTGCCACTGCTTGGATCGTTGCGGTCCCGACTCCTGTGGCTGTGCCAGTAGCGCCAGCCCCAGCCATGTTGAAGTAAACGTAGAATGACCCGCTGTCAATATAGATCAGGGCCCAGGACACAGCGCCTGCTTTAAGGTAGACCGAGAACGTGGTCGTCTGTCCTACTGAAAGCGCCGCTGGCTCAGCCGCGTTCACGTCGTGTATAACGCTCGTCGTGACCGTCGAGACCATGGCCTCACCTGTTAACGTACCATCAGGTGCTATGGTTGCGGCAGGAGTTACGGCAACATATTGTTTTGTCCAAGTAGCACTATCAAATGTTTGCGATTGAAGTAATAAATTCTGACTTTGATATACAATAGAACGAATGGGTCTATTATTTATAGCTGTTCCTGTAGTTATTTGATAAGGTCCAGCCCAATTTGCTTGAACATATTGTGCTCCCCACATATATATTTGAGTAGAAGATGTATCTGTAGCAGCATAGCTGATCGAACTACCAGTGCTAACAGGCGAAATAAAAGGTCCGCTGCTTCCTATGTGTGCTCTAATACAAGAAACAGAGCAACGATACCAACCATTAGATAAAGCTGTGATTGTGGTGGCTGTAGGACTTCCTGTGATTGTTCCAATAGAGCCAGCACCAGAAATATTAAAATAAACGGCTATCGTTTCATTATCAATAGCCGTGTAACACCAAGAAACCGCGCCAGCTTTTACATAGAAGGAAAATGTTGCTGGTTGTCCAATAGAAACAGAAGGTTCTAATTGGGTGGCATAATGAAAAGCGCTACTTGTTGTATTAGCAATAAATGCTTCACCAGTTAATGTTCCATCTGGGGCTATAGTGGCGGCAGTTGTAATTGTACCATTTGCTTTAGCCCAAGAAGCGTTGTCAAACGTTTGGCTTTGCAATATGAGATTTTGTATTTGTGCCATATTATTAAGCTTTAGTTTTTACAGAGCTCATATATACGTAACATGCAAAATGGTCATATCACTTGCAGTTCCTGCCGTATATACAGAAGAAGTTGTGCTAAATCCAAAAGCTATACCTGTGCTTAAATAAATTCCTGCTGCACTGAAAAATTCAGTTGTTATTAACACATTTCCGCCAGATGCAGGAACAGCAAAAGACAAAATTGGAACTGTTGTTCCAGAGGTTCCTGTGGTTGCCGTATTCAAAATTTGAATATATCTAACTGCGGCATTAGCATTGACACAGTATATAGAAAACACGTTTCCTGCGCTTGCTTTTATATTTAGAGTGGTATTAGATGCAAAATTAGTAAACAAAGAGGGGGAATAGGTACTAGCTGCGATTGGTTTAATTTGTGTTGCTAACAAATTGTTAGTTAAATCCTCGCCCGCAATAGCTGTATATAAATTGCACTGTTCATTTCCAAGAGAATCGCATTGTGCGATTGAGAACTGTCCATTTGTTAAACTTGGTGCTGTAGAGTTATACTGTAAAGCATCAACTTCAACACCGATACCAGTTGGTAATATTGCAGAACCGGCAGGACCATTTATAGCATAAGAATCATATTGAACGTTAGTACCATTGCTATGCGTATTGACTAAGGCAGATTGTAAAGGAACTGTTGTTTGTCCTGGAACATAGTTGATATCAACATAAGCAATTTCCGGTGTACCACCTTGAAAATACAATGGGGCGCCAGGTTGTAATCCTGTCACAGCACCAAGAACAACAGAGGTGGAGGAGCTACTTGCTCCTGAAGTTATTGTGGTTGTAGTAACGCCTTTACCCTGGACATTCCTTTCTCTATCAAAAAATCCTCCTCCTGGAGAACCACCGTTATATTCATAACTAGCTGCTATTGCGGTTCCAATACCGCTGGCACCATCTAGCTCGCCTGCGGCATCTCTTTCTTGATTGTAAACAAATCCATTTATAATAACATTGGTCCCATGAGTCTTAGCAAAGACCGCCGTAAATGTTGTACCTGTTACCGCAGTAACAACTATTGTTTCTTGATTAGTTCCACCCAAATCATAAACAAGAATAGAGTTAACCTGAATGCCTGTCATAGAGGCGGGAGTAACAGTTTGGCTTCCAGTGCTTGATACAGCTAAAGCTACGGTTGTTTTAAATTTTTGAGCAAATTGAGCTGATCCAGAAGCAACTCCAACTGATGTGACACCATCTACTCCAGTACTTCTTTGTCTATCAGATGTTCCTGTTGGGTTAAGAAATTGCGCTACACCAGCAGTAAGAATTGAATTACCAGATGCTGGTAATGCCTGATTGTCTGAATTATGAAATGCAGAAACTGATACTTTATTTGCTGGTGTTGTTGGATCCGCAATATTTGTCACTACAACATTATTTGGAGATACAGCTACAACTAATGCGGTATCTGTTGCAACAGCTGCCGTACTTGCCGCCTTAACAGTTTCGGTATTTGTTCCATCGGTTATTTTAACAGAACCAATTGTATTGGATCCAGCTGGAAGAGAACCGGTTACTACTACATTTTCAGCTGGTCCAGTACTACCACCTCCACCACCTGTAATCAATAGCTCGCCATTAGCTGTTGCTTCTACTCTAATATTTGATGCACTTCCAGAAGATAACCTAAACCAAATTTGGCTATATCCCCTATGGTTAAAAACCATTTGAGCAGATGGTGTCCCTGGAACAAGATCTCCTGCTACATAACTACCATTAAATGAATATTGAATAGTTCCAGTACCTTCATTTATAAGTGATAAAGAAGGATCTCCAGTTAGTCCTAAGATAACATCTGGTTGTGTACCAAAGGTTGCGCTAGAAATTGTTAAACGGTTAAAATAATTGTGATTATATGAATTAACGATAGGACGTGGAGTTACCATAAGTTAATATAGAAATATTCTTAGTAGGAAGGCTGGCAATTTCACCGATAAGACCATGAAGTGGCTGTTGCTAACGATGATCGCCAGCTTGGTTTATAAAGATTGACAGCTCTTGCGCGCGGACAGGCAAGGGAAAACCGCACGGAACCGTTTGGAGCCTCAAGGAATAGCCTACCGCCTATGCGCCGCACGGGTTTGCAATAACATATTTGGCTTTGCTTCCAGCAGATCATTGAGATGATAGTCGGGAGTCCCCTTGACGGACAACCGAGCGGAATGCACCATAGAGTGGCTCCCCCTGGAGAGCCCCTGGGGCCGCCGAGTCGCACAATAATTACCTGAAAAGAGATATTATGATACGAAAACTATCCAAAGATAAAGTGAAAAGCCTTTCAGATAAAATTGGTTTGATGGTCGATATTTCAGCAATCGATTATATGATGACCGAAAATGGTCAATATGATCTATCAAGATCGCGATCTTTTATGGATTATGCTTTTGCAGATCGCATCTGCATAGATCCTCGCCGTCAATCTTTTGATGAAAAACTTCAAATCAAGAAACTAAATAACTTTTTCGATCAGCCTGTAACCAAGCTACCAATGGTTCTAAATATTTAATCGGTGGGCGATTTGTCCCGCTAGCAGAAATCAGTATCCCAGGCGGACCCGATCTTGATGCACTGATGTCGGACAATGGATACGAGATTGGTATCGCCTGTAAAGGCGGACAAAAAGTAGGAGGAGGAGGTCAAAATAAGCAATTCAAAGATTTGGTAAATCTAATTGATCAGTCTCCTAGACGAGGATTTGCCGGGAAAGAGCTAGCCTGTATATATATCAGCGGAGATTTTTGGACGCGTATTCGTGATACCACGTATCTAGGATACGAGAAGCTTATATCTGGTAAATTTAACCTTATCGATTTACTACGTAAATTGGCTTCTGACAAAAAATGCATTATATTGTCTGATAATGATCTTCCAGAAACAAAATCCTCGTTCTACAAGACCTTTATCGAAGGAAAGCTTGAGTAAAGCCTCTCTAGGTCAGTTTTTCACTACCAATGCAGAATATATCCTGCAAGGATTTGAGAACACTATAGTAGGTAAACAGGTTCTTGACCCTTTTGCTGGCAACGGAGACTTGCTTAAATGGGCGGAGAAGAATGGAGCCAGAAATGTTAGAGGCTTGGATATCGATCCAGAGCTAACTAATGATCAAATAGGTCTAAACGATAGTTTGCTCGCCATTCCACAAGCCGACATGATTATCACCAACCCTCCTTATCTCGCTAAGAACAAGATGTCTCCTGAGAGAAAGGAGAAAATCAATCTTGGTTCACTTGAAGATCTGTATCTTCTTTCTATGGATCGGGTCCTTGCATCTGGAACCACCGAGGGGATCATCATCGTTCCCATCAACTTCCTTTCGGCAGAAAATTCCGATGAATTACGGTGAAAATTTCTGGACACCTATCAAATTACACGAGCTAACTACTTTAAGCAACGCGTTTTCGATGACACCAGCTACAATGTAATTGCTTTCCATTTCGTCAGAAAGACCACCTCTTCGGTGGAGTTGCCTATCACCATCTTTCCGGATGGTGAGACTAAGGAATTTGTTCTAGAGCCGGAGTATAGCTATCGGATTGCTGGAAAAGAGCTTGCTGAACTTGTCCCAAAGAAGATGCTCAAAATACTCCGTCTGACCGAGGAAATGATGAAGAGTAATTCTGGGACAGAAGATATTTTTGCCTTCTTCAACGACAAGAACACCTGTTATACCTATCCAGTTACTCGATATTTTAAGCAAAGGATCAAGAGCAACATCATTCTGCTTAACTGCATTGATACCAATGGATCAGAGGACGGCTGGTTGTCTGCGGAGGATATCCGCACATTGAATTCTGATTGTTTAGTAGGAAAAACGAGCAGTCGAAACATTGCATTCGTCCTTCTTCCATCGGAAGTATCCATTGCTGACCAAGAGAAGATGATCACTCTGTTTAATAAGACAATTAGGGCTCTGCGATATAAATATGCTAGTCTTTTTCTGACCAATTTCCGAGACAACGACCGCAAAAGAGTTTCGTTTGACTTTTGTTATCGCTTGCTCTCCTGGTCTTACGAGCAATTATAAAAACGAAAGCCTCCGATTTCTCGGAGGCTTCCTTTAAACAATAATCAGACCAAGATCAGATCATTGGGGGAGAGAACCAGAATGACGCGTATTGTAGCGAGAGTGGTCCAACCGAGGTGACAATTCCTGAGGGGCTGTTCAGAGCCGCCACGAGTTTGTTAGGTGTGGTAACGAGTGAGCCGTTTGTCTCGAAGTCGATGAAACGAGCAACTACGACGGTATTACCCGCAGCGTTGGTCGAACCGACCGGAGTAAGATAACCACCAGTGCCTGAGGTGTTGTTAGGAACCCAGGTCAGAGACTGACCAGGAACCAAGGTGCTGTTTGTTGGCTGCAAACCGTCTGTCTGGCTGGGAGCCGTAGCAACGCCCTGATCAACCGCATCAAGAGAAACTGAGTATGTCCCAGGAGCACCCCAAAGAGTAACCTTACCTGAGCCTGTCGCTGTGTGAGGTCCAAGAACAGCACCAGTAACCTGCGTGGTCAATGGTCCGTTTACCTGCTGACCAGCCGTTCCACCAACTACCGCTCCGAGAAGCGTCCCGTAGCCAGTAATACCTTCATCGCAAAGGAAGAGAGGACGAACTGTCGAAGCAACCGTACGTGTAACCACAACACGCTTGCTAACGTTGGCTGGGTTTAGATAACCGTCAGCGAAAACATCAGCCGCAGCCTTATCTGTCGATGATGTTGCAGCTACCGAAGTAAAGGTGCAAATCTCGCCACCTTTCAGAGTCAGGACTTCCGTGTCCAGACCGTCATACTGACCAAGAGGCTCACGCCCCGATTGAACAAGTTTTAAAGCCATTAGAGTATCCTATCCTAGGATTTTTGTTCGGTGCCCAGGGAAACCGTTTTCTTCTTCTGCCAACTTACAAAGTTTTAGAAACCGAAGCTTCTGACATCAATTAATCATTATGCCCATATCAATGGTCATTCATCATCCTTCATAAATTCCTCTAGCTGCCGAGCATGCTCCTCATCGATATCCAAAGAAGGCTTCTTCTTACCAGGAAGAGAAGAAGAGGGAGGAGGAGCTTTCTTTTCTACTGCCCTTTCTACCTTGTCTTGGACAGATTTTTGTACTACTGACGCCTGCTGCAAGATGTTCAAAATATCTTTAACTGACTTCTGATAAGCAGGAATAGCCTTGGATACATCATCAAAATCATCGTTAATTAGACCTTTTCCGCCATGAAAAACCTGCATTTTATCAATCAGAGAGGTAATTGCCCCCTTGTTGGCAGTCTGTCGCTGCTTGTATCCTTCAGAATCAAATTCTTTTTTGATAGTATCCAGATAAGGAGACATCTGATCAAACATCTTCTTCATCATCTCAAAGGCTTTGGATGCTTCTTGGGTCTTCGGATCCTTAGCTTGGTCCATTAGCTCTTTGGCAGATTTAGGTTTTTCGTAGTTCCTGATGATCTCCGAAACATTCTTATAATTCTCGGCAAAGTCCAATAATCTGGTTCTAAAATCCAGCATGGTACGACGAAATTCGGGAGTATAATCAGAACCTACCTCATAGTTAGAATTGCTGTTAATAAGATCCTCTACCTCGGAGACCAGTTTCTGGCTGTTCTGAGTAAATCCATCATCAGCAGCATCAAGATGCTGCTGAGCCCATAAAATACCAATTCCCGCAGCTATCAAAAAAGCTATCGCGGGCACTATCGCGGGCAAAACTCCTTGCGATTGTAATTGCTGCTGGCAAACAGCCGCTAGCTTGCCTGTTTTATTCTTACCCAAGGAATTTGACAATTTTAGCAAAGAAAGAGAGAGCTGGCTCTCGGCATATCTTCGCTGTGAGTTATTACCATCTCTCAAAGGAGATTGGAGGAGGATGTTTAGGGAGATATCCTGCCGCTCATTTTCATTTTCGACTAGAGCATTTAATCGATCATATGCTGGTCCAATAATCATTGGATGTGGATGAGCTACCTCTATAATATTGCGGGTATATTCCATCCCTTTGGGGAGATCAGGCTTGAGATTATATAGTTTTAGCAAATCCTTCATGGAAAGACTGTCAGCCCGATGAGGCTCTTGGAGAAGTATTTTCTGTGCTTTTTCAGGAGCCTTAGGATCAATTAAGTCCTTTTCCTTGGCAAGCTTAACAAAGGCATCGAGAATTTCGCTCTTATTTCTATTCATGATCTTACCGGCAATGAAACCGTCAGCCTTGTGCTGGAGGAATTGCCGCTCCTTATGATTTTTCTTAACATCAACAGATAGCGTCTTATAGTAAGAGAATTCAAACCGCAGGTTATCAAGGTGCCGGTTGATCAGGAGTTTGAGGAGATCGTTCAGCAACATCATCAATGATATAGTCGGCGATCTGCTTTTTGGAGGTAAAATATTTAGGAAGGAAGATCATTGGAGCTCCCTCGGAAGCATGGTTATACCAGGCAATTTTATCAGCAATCATCTTCAAGGAGGTTGATCCAAGGATTAATTGCCTATCCTTAACATCATACACTTCCTGGACAAAATCCGCAAGCATCTCCTCAATTGAGGAAAGATCATTCTGAATATTCTCCTGCCAAGGTTCTTGGGAATTCATCTTTTCATCATGATAAGATGTATTAACCTTGAATTTGGTCTGTTTGGGGGTGTAAGCAGAAGGAGCAACCTCCTTGCCATGCTGCAAAGTTCCATCAATAGCATTAGGACGTCCCACGAATTTATTAATGATATCCCCGGCAATCATTAATCCTGCCGAAGCGAAGGCAATCTTGAAAATCCAGGAAACAATCCTGCCAAAAATGCCAATGGCTTTTCCATTTCGCTCGGTAAGCTTATCATACCATGATTGAGACCTAGGATTGGCTGCATAGGAAATAAGAGCAATTTTGAGCAGACGAACATCACTTTCCGATGTCGCTCCTAATGAGCCGCCAACCGAGGAGACAGCCGAAGAAACCGCCTGATCAATCATTCCCGAGGAAACCTTACCATTTTTATCCAAATGAGGCATTAAATCTGCCCAAATAGAGCGAACAATCCCGGCTACATCAACATGAAAAATATTCATTAAAAGACCAACCAAAAATCCTATTTTGGGAAAATTTAGTGCTGTGAGAAACACAGCAAAAGCTCCAGGAGCCAGAATGTTAGCTAGGGAGCCGACCTTATCATTAGGATCGATATGACCCGAGATATAGGAAGATACTGTCGAAGATAGACCGCTAACAAAGCTGTCTGCTTGGGCAGTTTTGACTGTCCAATCGCTTTCCAATGATGCGATCAGGAGGGTATCTTTGAGAAAGATCGTTCTTTGGTTCAATGAATTCCAGCCATTGACATAAGGCTATACTGTAGCTGTTGTAGCTCGTCCTTATTGTGTGTATACAAACCACCGTCTTTATACTGCTCGGCGAGCAGGTCCTTTTGCTCAGGAAGAAGTTGTTTTTGATCAGGATCCGAGCTTTGACCATATTGAGCGGCAAATTTAAAGACAACACTGACCGTATCATTGATAATCTTGCGCAAAGCTCCAAGGATAGCATTGGCTGTCTCAATTCTGCCCCCCTTAACGCTGGTCAAGAACTCCTGCCCATTTTGGGCAAGACGAAATGAGGTCTGTCCCTCTGGAGAGGTCAAACCAGAGGCAAGACGCATTTGCTCTCGGGCGTCAGAGATTAAAGAATCAACCTCTCCCTGATAGTTTCCAGAAATTTGTCTATACTGGTTAAAGAAATCATTAATCCTGCGAAAATCAATAGCATCATAAATGAAAGGCAAGGTTCCAAAGACCCGAGCCAAAGCCTGATCTTGACCAGGAGAGCTTTTACCTCTTCCACCTGGTCTACCAAACCATGCTGATGTTTCTTGAACAACGCTTTGTTCTTTACCTTTGGCAGTAGGAGCAGTGACATCACAGAATTTATTATCATTAGCTGGTGATGCAACCTTTGATCCAAAATCAATGATCGCCTGTTTATAGGCTGCTGCCAGCTTAGGGTAATTTGGACGAGCTGCTGCTCGGCTTGGTGCTTGGGCGGCAAGATAATTGGCTCTTTGATAAAGCATATGAATGACTGGACAAGGATCTCCATTTGGAGAAAGTAAGGTATCCTCTGCCCCTTTCATCTTCATCTTATCAAGCCAAGAAGTAAATGCTCCTTGCGAGGAGATATCCTTGGCGGTCAATTTCTGATCAGAAGCGTCAAAATTTAGGAAGGGAAAATCATTTAATCCAGCCTGCCAGGCAGCAGGATCAAGATCACCAGCTGGAAAAACATCGACAATCTCATTAGGATTGAAAGCGGAGGTAGGCGCGGGACGAGCTCTTGTAGCTATTTTTTCCTCCTCAGGTTCCAGTTGCTGATTGACCTCCTGAATAATCTTTCCCAGCATGACCCGCAAAACGGGCTTTTTGGTAGCCTCGCCATCACGGAGATATTTTAGATAAGAGAGAAGCTCGGGTTTATTAGCATAGGCAGAAACCTGCTGTGGCTTACGATCTGCTCCTCGAGAACGATCCGATTTATAGGCATCCAGCTCCCAGACATCTGAGGGAAGCTGCTCTCCATCAGAGAAGGCAATTCTTTTACCTTGCCACGTAACCTTATTAATTGCTGCCCATTGGAGGAAGTCTCCTAATGTTCGCAAATCGGCAGCAGTTGCTGCTGGTGTACCCTCGGCAGAAACAGGATCAGCCTGTGGAAATTGTTCGGGGTTAATTTCCCTCTGCAATTTGGTAATCAAGGAGGGAGCCAGTTGTAAAGCTACTGTTTCTCCAGGATTAGCTTGTCCTCGTTTGGAGAGAGATTTAGAACCAGCCTGAATCAGATCGGCAAGAAGCTTGGGATCATAAATAAATGACATCAGCTTTCTCCTGCCCAATCTCGATTAAATAATTCCTGCGCAGGAATTCCTCCTGTGTTCCCTTTGGTCTGATCCAAGATAGGCTTGGCTTGATTTTGCAAATGCTCTGCTCTTTCTTTGACAAAGTTAGAGATAGCATTTAGAACAGAAGAGACCTTCTCTGATCGTGCTAAATCAGCTCTGGTATATCCTAAACCTAAATTTTTGTCCATCATTAGAGAATAAAGGCTATTTTTATCCTGCAAACGAGATAGAGGAAGGGATGGAATATAGACAATTCCTCCTTGGGAGGTTGGCAGCGGAACATTAGATAAGAAGACTTTATCTAGTTGATCCTGATATCCTTGTAATTCTTTAGGTATAGCTGCTTGATCTGAGCTGGGGGAGACGGTGAATAACGGTTCTTTTTTCTCAATGAAGCGACGATATCCAGCATGCTGCAAGATAGCTTTCGAGTAATTATAATAGAAATTAGTTAGCTTATTGACCAAGGGAGCTATTTCCTCTGCTTTTTGATTTAGCTTTGTCCTATTCATTTTACGAACAATGCTATCTGGGCGTGGGATCAGGGAATCAAGTCTGGAGACATCGCTCTCAGAAAACCCTGAGACATTACTCTGAAAATCCTTAGCAGATTTGACCAGGGCGATGGCGAAATTGAGTACATTCTTAATCGCCATTTGGGTCCGAAAGTCCCATACACCGTCTACCATAGTTTCCTTATGTCCTGGACCAATGCGACGAAGATTATTAATTACATTATCTAGCTCAACAATCTCGGTTGGCTGTTTCTGATCTTCTCTGGTTGCTTTTTCATCGGGCGTCCATTCCTGGCTTTTGACTGGTGTTTTAGCGGAATATTGCTCGGCAAGAAAATCATTAAAATCCTTGCGTTTATCCTCTGTCGAGACGCTACCTGGAGTCATTTTGTCCATTTTGTAAGCTACAGCAACACGGGCGAATTCCTGGATGGACTTCTGCATTTCCCGAATGCCAGAAGAGACGGGAACAAGTTTGGTTGTTTTTTTGTCCACTGGAGGTGGCTCAAGCCCGGTGGGGGAACCAGGAGATTTTACTGGCGTTCCTGGAATAGGTGGTTCCCCCGGATCTGGCTCTGCCCTTTTCAACAGAGCAACTATTTCTTTTAGTGAGCGGCTCATTTAAGCCATCCCTTCAGTTTTTCCAAATAGCCTTGATATTTAACTACCAAAGCTTGAAGATTAACTAGTCCATCTGCCTCCTCATTAGCCTGATAACCCTGATATGTATTAAAATCGTTAGTCATAGCTGTATAAAACTTATTAGTCCAGGCTTTCATTTGAGAATTGGCTCCAAGCTTGGGGTCTTGTAGGAGACCACTAACCTCGCTAATCATAGATTGTATTGCTTGAAGTTGAGCATTGAAAGCCGCAGTTGTACCATTACCATTAACTGTCTGTTTTGGTACATCGGTGCTCTCAGGTGACTCCTGAGGAGTCTCCTCTTTAGTATGGATAGTTTGAAAATTTTCCTTACTCTTTTCCTCAAAATACTCAGTAATTAATTGGAGGGCTTCATTAGCTTTTGTCTTAGCTTCAGCTAGAATTGGTTCAATTAACTTAAAAGCACCTTTTTCCAATCCAAATATTCCCCATTTTGGGGTAAGTCTTTCCTCAATCTCATCTAATATATCTTTGATTTTTTCAAGGTTTTCCTCGGTTGGATTAACTGATAATTCAGAAATCTCTTTAGCAGATTGACCGATATTATAAGAAAAAGTAATTTGGTTTTTGGTTTGCTGATATATATACGAAACTCTGGTATTAATAATACGAAGCTTATTTTTAACTTGAAGATAAAGATTGTCAGATTTACTTGGCTGCTTAGCCTGTCCAAGAACCACCTTAACCATCTCAATAATCTTGCGTGATGAAGTCTTACCTGTTGGCTTCTTCTCCAACATTTTTAACGCTTTCATATGTTGATCAACAATGGTTTCAACCACCGCTTCCGTGCTATCCACATTTTCTAGCTTATGCGATCCATCAGGATGAGCCTGAGAAACAACATCCTCTCCTGTTTCCCCAGAAACATCATAAACCTGAGCCTGACGAACCAAAGAGAAACCTTGCTCAATCTCCATAGCCTGCTTGCTCATTCCCTGAGCTCTAAGAGCAGAACAAAGGATCATGATATTTTCGGTCAGATTAGATGTGGGTTCTACTTCTGAGACAGAAGCTGTTTTTACTCTCTCCTCAGGCTTAAACCATCGTTTGGAAAGAGCTATACGCTCCAATTCCCGCATAGTTTGGCTCTGATCAAAGCTGATGTTCTTAAAACTCATGAATATCCCTTGTAGCGAGATGAGAGGCTTGTGCCTCAGAAATACAGGCTTATGCCTGAGCGTAGAACCCGTTGGGATCAGAACATCAGCAGTTCAAGATAAGGAGCTACTGTATTAGGAGGAGCAGTAACCATTCCAATAGCTGGATGAATAGAGCTTGGACGGCGAGTTGTCCATAAGCCATACTCACTACAATAAAGGTTAGCACGAACAGGATAAGCCTGATTGGTCTCATACTGATCGGTCTGGAAAAATCCACGATTAAACCAAACGGTCACCCTACCCGATCCTTGAGTACTATCATCACCAGGAATATTGGCTACATTATAGGTGTAGCTAACAATAGCCTTAATACCATTAGACGTCCCAGCTCCGGTCAGATCAATGTTCAATGGCGTACCAGCTGGAAAGGTTATTGTACCATTGACAGGATTTAGGACAACAGAAACTGTGCTGGTAAAACTATGCCGAAGAATGTTAGGACGACGCAATTCTGCCATAATAGCCATCGTGCTAACATATTGACCATTAACTAGACTCCCAGTAGCTGGGACAATAATGGTCTCATTCCATGAGACATTGGTAAATGCCCTGGTTTTCATGTCATCAATAATACCAATAGGAGCTGTTCCATTGGAGACAGTCGCAAGAACCTGATTCCCCATAACAGTCAATTCAGCAAGCATTCCAGCTTGGAATTCAGCAGAAGGATCAACAAGGAAGGATGCTGGAAGAGTATTTCCGTAGTAAATTAATCTCATCATACAACTAGACTATATCCTGTACTTCCAAGATAGAAAGCAAACATCAGCTCTTCTTTGGCTTATCTCCACATCATCTTCCAGACAAAAGATTAAGCAGACATCAAACCATCGGGAGAATTTTTAGAAAAAGAGCCAGCAGCCTTACCGCTGATGGTAATTGATCAAATGCAAGAAATTAGAGATTAATCTTTTTCATCCTCAAAATCTTGCAATTCTTCTTGGTCAGAGACCAGCAGCTCATCATCAGCTGCATTAAAAACTGTTCCATAATCTTTCAGATTATCTGTCATCTTCGATGAAGAAAGACCAGAAACATAAGGATCACCCGCTACTTTGATCAGCAAATCAAGAACACCATCTGCCAGACTATCCATTCCTAAATCCTGAAAAATCTCGGCGGCACTATCCAGGTAGGCAACTACATCATCCAGATGAGAAACATCAATTCCTTTTTCAGAGGAAGCTAGGATTTTATCCATAGAACCAGCGATCTGGTCAGCAAATAAGGCTTTCTTAATCAAGGAAGCACCTTTTGGGTCATGGATACGGCAAGCTTCTTGAGCAAGGAGAGAGTTTCCTCCATCTCCTCACTCATTCCAGCTTTGTCAAACAGCTCGGCAGCATAGGATAGATAATTAGCAGCTCGGGAAAGCTTGGAGAAGGCAAATTTGCTCTCCAAGCTTTTTTCTTGGAGATTTTTCTCCATTGAGCTACTAATTTCATCCTCATATCCCCTCGGGGAACCATCAAAAAAGCCGCCTTGTTTAAACATGCTCACTTACGCTCACTTGCTTTTCTTGCTATCTGACTTGCTTTTGCTATCTGTCTTTTTAGCAAAAGGATTAGTCTTTTTCTTATCATCCTTCTTTGAAGACGATGACGCCGAAGGTTTGGACTTGCTCTTATCCGACTTGCTCTTGCTGTCAGATTTGCTCTTCTTCTTGCTATCCTTCTCTTTAGCCTTCGCCTCAACTACCATCGAAGCAAGCTTCAAGGCAACTGTGCTCGCTCTATCCATCCCCAGCTTATCCAGAGAAGCCGAAGCGGTCAGCAATCCATCAATCGAAACATCAAAAGCCGAGCTGACCATATCTGAGCTATCAGCCGCATCGCTCTCGTCCGTGCTATCATCAGCCGAAGACATATCCTCATCATCGGCAGATGCCGTATCCGAGCGTCCATCTTGGGATGTATGATCCGATGCCATCATGCTATCGCATGAACAGCTATCCTTACCGCACTTGCTGCATTTCTCGGAAGCTGATTTATACATTGTTCCAAAAAGCTGACGATATTCGCCGCTTTTCAAGGCAGCGTCCATTGATGCCGCCACATAATCTGATACGCTTTTGTTGCTCATTGTCATTCCTTAAAAGTAAAGGTCTCCCTCCGCCTATATCGGAGGGAGAGCCGTATCAGAACATCCTCGACTTAAAGCTACCCGAAAGAGCAGCCGAAAGAAGGTCAAAATCATTCTCCACCGCAGCCCCATGGCTCTCCATACTATCACGAAGACCAACTGTAGGGATACGAGCAGCAGCCTGCTTCAAGATAGGAGTCTTGGCACAGACATTTTTCAATGTCTGGAAATTATCCTCCGAGAAGCTCATCAGCTCATCGACATTAGCTGCAATCACCGCCCGGTCATGCTTGACCAGACCACGATCCACCATGTCATAGGTCAGCTCATAGGCACGAGCCATCTTAACCTTGAATGTATTTAGATCCTTCTCCATCTGAGCCTTGACATGCTCCTTGGTTAGCTCAGCAGCGAATTCCGCACCACCATCTACCTGACCGTAGAACTTCTTGAAGTAATCTACCGCCGCCTTATCAGCACCGTTAGCAACAAGATCATCCAGATCAGCAACATCCAGCTCGCCAGCTTTAACCAGATCAGCAATCATCTGAGCTTCTTTGCGAACCTTGGGAGGCATCTTCGCAAGCTCCATCATCGCCTTATTGGTCTCATTGACCGTCTCAAACTTGCCGTATGGAGCTGTTGGCTTAATATCAAGGTCCACCTCGCCATCAGCAAGCTTGTGTGCTGCATCAAGCATTGGGGAGAACTTCTCCTTGCTCATATCCCGCAGACCACCATCATCCTCTTTACCGGTAGCGTCATACGCCAGCTTGGCACGCAGAGCATCACGACCATTCTTGGTCTTAACCGCTTTATCAAAAGCAGCTACCGTAATTGTCGTCCCAGGCTTAACCGAAAGGTCTTTCAGCTCCTCAGGCTTAGCGGTAAGATCATTCTCATCCTCAGAACCAAGATCATGCTCATGGGAATGCCTGTCAAGATCCAGGTCTAGATCACCAAGACCATCAAGATCGGTGTCATCACTAGTTTCATCGTCTCCGCTCTCATGGCTTTCGTCGGCATCGCCGTCGCTGTCCATTAGCTCTTTAACATGATCTAGATCGTCGTTTGTATCCTGGATGAGGGACATCAGATCATCCTCACCGCTAACATCCTCATCCTCCATAACACTCTCCTGAGCCAGAGCCGTTAATTCAGCCTGAACCTCTGCCGCCTTAACCATTTCCTGAGTCGCCTTAGCATACTTCAAGAATGTCCGCATCAGCTCAAAGCCATCCGCCAAGGCAACCTTAGCATCCTTCTCCGCCGACGCCTGAACCTCGCTAACAAAGTCGCGATTAGAGGCAACCACCGCCCCATTCTCCCGAAGATCAGCCAAGGTACGAAGCTCACTTTCTAGATCATTCAGCTGAGCAATGGTCTGCTTCATTTCTGATATCATTGAGGAGTTAAGCTCCTTGCGAATTTGGTGCATTTGGCGATCTTCTGCCGATGCTCCCATTGGCTCACCCATCTCAGCCTGCTCACCAGTCAGCTCACGGACACTCTCCACCAAATCCGAGGAAAGATCACGCATCTGCTCTGCCTTTTCAAGGGCACTATCCTTCTTATCCCCGTCCTTGCCCGTATCCTTAGGTCCACCTTCTGGTGGAGGAGGTGGCTCTTGTGGAGCCCCTGCATCAGGGGGAGGGGGGGCGTCCCCCGCTGGAGGCGGGGGAGGAGCAGCCTGAGCGCTCTTGAGCATAGAGCTAACCCTATCTGCTCCCTGAGCCTTAATCTTCTCAATTAGCTTCTGACCAAATTCTGCTGTGTTGATGGTATCGAACATCAGCTCGGAACGACCACCAGACAGGTCCTTGACCGAGGCTGTCAGAAGAAGCTTATCACCCAGACGAATTTCCCAGGCGGAATTATCTAGATCACGGGTACCATTATCTTTGCTTGCCCGAACAAAACGACCATGAAGGGTTCCAGCTCGGCGAAGCATTTCCTTGCGCTTTAGCTCATCCTTATCATCAGCGCTCTCGGGAGAGGGGTGCAAACCGTCGACATCTCCAACACCAGGGAAGGGCTTCTGTCCAACCATCTGCTTATCTTCATTACGAGCCTTCTCATTGAGAGGATCTTTTGGATATTTCACCTTACCAGGGGTAGGTGTACCAGGATTAACGCCCTCACCATTATGCCAGTAAGCCTTCTTGTCCTCTAAAGCTCGGCGAGCCATATCGACAATAGCCTGACGACGGATGGCTTTTTCCTCGGCAGCAGCACGAGCCAGCAATCGCTTGCGCTCTAGCTCATCGGAGGTGTCAGCTGACATTGGCGAAGGATGCAGTCCATCTACATCACCAACACCTGGAAAAGGAGATTGTCCGTTCATTTGCTTATCATTATGATTACGGCTCTCCTCATTGAGCGGATCTTTCGGATATTTCACCTGCCCGGGAGTAGGCTCTTCCGTTCCCTGATAATATCCCTTGCTTGTGAGTTTTTCTGAAACCGACATGTTTTCCTCTTGTTTTCCCGTGGCGAGTTTGTTTAGACTGTCCCGAAGCATCCCCAGCTTAGCTCCGATAAGATTGATAGTGTTATTCAGCTCATTAGCAAATCTGGCTACTGGGGGTGCCAGACCTTCCGTCGGTTCTCCGAGGAACTCTTCCACCGATGCCAGAGAATTAGTATCCTCTGTCTTTTTAGCCTCATCGGAGATGAGTTTTAGCTTAGAAAAAGCTTCATCCAAATCTTTCTTGAAGCTTTCCAAGCTGTCCGATTTGATCTGAATTTGCCCGGTTTCAGAAACTTGACCATCTCCCGCGAAACTTAGATTAGCAGAATATGTCCCGGCAAGCTTTTTAAATTCCTGTTCCTTGGAAGAAACATAAGCCAGCATGGTATCTGCTGAGGCAATGACATGCTTGATGTGAGCCTTTGGATCAGCTCCATTGACCACGATGGATAGCTCAATGGGGTTGAGACCAGTGTTAATTTCGCCGTAGCCTGATTTTGTCTTCATGTGGTGGCAGAAATCAGACTCAGCACGAGCGACTTTGCCACAATCAGTGCAAATAGCCGCACTGACTCCTGTACCCATCGAACAGGAGGTTTGCATACCGGTGCTCACCTTGCGCGCCAAATCGGGGTAGTTAGCCTTGTCCAAGGCACAGAGAGCAACGACGCGTTTGAGCTTTCGATCATAGTAAGTATCAACGATGAAGCCACGGGTATGATCCACACTGCTCGATTTGTGATCGATGCAGAGTGGCTTATGGCGCCATTTCTTGTACGCTTTAATAAGCTCATCTTCAGGAAAGATATCGCAGTTATGCGAAATAACGCCGTTGGCAATGTAGGTATGGTCTTCCTCGACCTCAAAATTATACACATCGCCAGAGAAATCGATTTCTTCAATGTTCAATATAGGATGGAGTACATAGTCTTCTTCGAACTGTCCAGAAGAACGGGGGACATAACTTTCGTTGGTAGGCTCGTAATCTACTCGCTGACGGATGATGGGCGAAACCAGAATATCGGCATCATCAAGCTTCCCGGCTTCCGAGAACTTGTAGGTAGGAACATAGTTTGGGTCAGATTTACGCCGCCGATTAACATATTTGAGACCGCCACGGGTTCCATAGTCGTCGAGATTAACATGAAACAGTGGATGTTCTGCCGTACAAAACAAGGTCTCGTTGTTCTTGACCTTGATTTTGAGTAGCTTTCCATCATGATGACGCTTGTTCGTGGCAAGAACCGTCCTGATACGACCTTTGTGAGTGAAGACCCGATCGCCGACTTCGATGTCCTCAATGCTCTTCGTAGAGCCATCGAACATGAGGATTTTAGTGCCTGCCTTGAAGCAGTTAGCGTTCTTGTAAGGCATCACGCTCGGATCATTTGTGACCCAGCGCATCGTGCCGCCTGTTGTATTCCATCCCACCTGCACCGGCTCACCACGAGAGGTAAGCTTAGGAGAGCCATCGTCGTTAATGGCAGCAGCCTCTGCCGCATGCATCATCACCGCTGAGAAATAAAGAAAATCATCCGCCTTCGGCGCGATCCGCTTCAAATTAGCAGCAGTCTTTTGGAAAGCTTCCAGAACATCTGCCGAAACCTCGGGAATACAAGATGCGGGATTCTCAATTCCGTTAATCTCAATCATTTCTCCCAGCTTGACAAAGCTCATTTCGACACCTTATCCACCTTAGGAGCGTTCTTTTTACCTTGGGTAAGAGGTTCGACAATTTCAGCAACCGATTGCTTCTCATCCTCTGTTAATTCCTTAGGAAGAATTACACCGGTAATCTTACCATCGCCAGTTTTAATGAACATGTCAATATTCCCCAATATTGCCAAATATCATGGATTTCCTTCTCCAGAACGATCTTTAATCAAATCATTCAATTGATTCTGACGCTGATTAAACAAATCAAGAATAAGCGGTTTCTGCTTCTCAATAGATATCTGCAAATGATCAGAAACCTGATTTACCCAGCTCTTTGCTAAGATATTGGTCTGAATGTGATTCATAACTCTCTCATTAATCACCTCTTCGACCGAAGAGCATTGCTTTTGAATATTCTCAATAAAAGAAACTACTTTTGCAGGAAAATCCTTAGCTTTTAGATCGGTAAAAAGATTAACAAAATTATTAACCTGATCTTCTAATTCTTCTACTGCCGAAATGAAAGATTTTAGCAATCTAGTAACCTGTCCATCAGAAGTAAATGCCTGCATTTTCTGCACACATTTAAATGAGACAACCTTAAATTGATTAAAATTCTCCACTGCCTTATCTCTAAAACGGCGAATAGCAGCCCGGGTCTTCTCAATCTCCTCAGGGGAGATCTCTGGATGATCCTTAAATGGTGTCTTCATCAAATCCAAATAATCTGAGGCGGTAATTAAAGCCTTGTCAGCATGCTTAAAATAAAGCAATGCAACCTCTGCCTGACGCTTTTCAGCATCAGAAACAGAATATGTCATAGCGATAGATGAGGCTCTCTTAATCATCTCTTTAATGTCTGCTCAATCATAGAAGAAACCCCCGGAGTTCTCTACCGGACCAAAACCTCTTCCACCAGCATCGTTATTGAATAGTCCCACCTGTATCGCTGCATCATCTGGGGGAATTTTCCCCGGATCAGCAGCAAGCTCCTTTTTCTTATCCCGCCATTCTTCGGAGTAGTTTTCTCTGGTTGGTCTTTGGTCATTAATAGCATTGTAAATCGGATCGTATGGATACTGTCGAGTCTCTGAACTAAATGGGGCAAAAGAGCTTTGTCTTCCCTCATCTAAAAATGAGCTTCGATTATCGCTAACATATTCTCGTTCATTTGAGACTATATCAGCGTTATTCTCATCAGAGGATTTTTCCTCTGGCTTAGATTTTAGTATGATTTTACGGTAAAGCTGAATCATACCCTTAAAATCAGGGAAAATATACTTACCAAAACCTAATTTTTCGGCTTTCTCAATGGCAGCCCGTGGATCCTTATGAAGATAGCGAACCTCAAATAAAGCGGAAAGAAATCCCGTCCTATCCTTTCCTTGGGCACAATGAATAAAGGTGCTGCCTTTATTTTTATTCTTCATCAGCAAATTCCATAAATTCTTTTTTAGAAGAGGAATTAATGAGGATCGATGGTGATCGAGGGGAAGCATTATATGCTCAATCCCCAAATGAGCACAAGCACGATCGATCATTTTACCTGTCGCCTCGTCCAGAGACACAATCTTGCTCACACCGTATTGCTTATGTAAAGCAACAACATCGGCTATATCAGGAGCCGATCCTCGATAAAGCCCTGGCATAATCTCCTGGAAACGATGAATCATTGCAGATTTCCAACAATTGCTCGTAAAACCTGCCGAACATACCCCGGACTCTGATTAAATAGAACATGCTTGACAAAGGTAATCCCCTGTCCAATAGCCGAATTCATGGGCATTTCTTTTGCCGCAATTTCGTTTTCATTCAATCCCCAGAGTTTTTTCTTAATCTTATCAAGAAATGTCGGTCTTTTCTCAATGGGAATCTTATTTAGACTCCATCGAATAATATCCGCCAAATTCTTACCAACCTGATCAGCATTTCCAAGTTCGACAACAGCAGCATTTTTAACCTGCTCTTTATCTAATTTTATTTTATATTCCTTAGATAGGTCGAGAATAGCTTTTTGTAAAGCTATTTTTTCTGGCGCTTGCAATTCTTTTTTGATGGACAAATCGAATTCTTTTTTAAATGCCTGTAAAAAGCAAATCATCGCTACTTTATCACCATGAGCTTTCAATGCTCGCATAATGGCGGAATAGGAAAGCTCCTCCTTGGAAAGGTCAATTTCCTTATTGACCCCATCATCTGCCTGATGTTTAAAGAATTCGACCTGGCGGAGACGCTTAACCGCTCCTGATCGAGAAGGATAGGTGCCTAAATTTTTTCCTTTACGGGAGACAACACGATATTTGCCATTTGGCAATTTGCGGATAAATCCCAATTTGACCCAGGCATGCTCCTGATATTCGGCGAGAAGATCGTCCAAGCTCATTTTTTTCCAAATGCCGCTTTAACCGCCAAACTTTCCCGAGAACGCAGGAACATTTCCTCAAAAATACCATTACCATCAATTTCTGTCATTCCACGAATAGATCTTTCATTAACAAAAAGAATATTTCCTAATTGCAGCTTTTTATCCTGTCCAATATAAGCCGCAGAAAGAATTAATGCTTCTCGATAAGCTCCTATTACTTTGCCACAAAAAACAGCTGGATAGTTGGTGCTAATCTGTTCGGTGCTAACTTCCTCATAGCTATCCCCGACATAAATCTCAACAAACCGCTCGTTAAATAGCTCAGCTATGAATTCAGCAAAGGTCTTACCTGACCCCTGCATCTTGGCAATCATAGCCCTTATTTCTTCAACATGTGCCATTTTCCCTCAGATCATTTTTAACAAAAAGCGGTGATACATCTTTTCTGCCTGCTCTGGGTCAACCGTCGCTAAAACCGAACTCCTCCCAGGAAGAATGTCGGAAGAGACCTTGATCCCTCCCAATCGGGAGGTAGCACAACAAAAAGCCTCGGCAATAGCTGAGGATACTCCCTTGACTGCTGCCAAAACCTCTTTCTCCATTCCAGGGAGAGAGCAAGATATTTCCACAGCATTTCCTTCGGCATGAATTGAGCTTTTGGCTTGTAATTCCTCATCCAAAGCTAAGGAGAGAACTCGAGCAAATTCGGTGGAATGTAAGGGATTATCCGAGGCAATTCGCAGGAGCACCTTTTGCTTAGGAAGCTTCTTCCACTCCTTTTTAGAGGCAGAAATCATGCGAAGGATATTATCCAGAAATGAGTATAAACCTTGTTCAGGAGCTTGTGTGGCTTCCTGAGGAATGGTGGTGTTTTCTTGCTGTTGCTGAAAAATCTTATTTAATGAGGCAGTATATTTATCTTCATCTGCTGTATAATATCCGCCTTTCTTCAAAGCTTTGGAGAATTGTACTGGATCTGGATGAAGAATGTGCTCAAAAGCTGATGGTTGTTTTCTCTGTAAATAAGCAAGATAATCTTCCACTCCTGCCTGTAAGGAAGGGTAGGCACGATATTTTAGGTTCATCTTTTTCCAAGAGCCAGGAGAAACCTGCTCATTGGTTTGCGATGTATCAAAATAATCGTAATTTCCCTTACCAGAGGTGGTAATATTGCCTACATTGTAGTTCCAACAAGCTTTACCATGACCCGTTTCCAACGAAACCTGGGCTTTGAGTAAGGCAATTTGCTGTCCCGTTGGAACAGTTTTCAATTGATTTTTCCAAGCAGCAACCATAGCCTGGGTTAGCTCTTGATCGGAAATAACGGTTTTTTGACGAGGAACTCTTTCCCCCATTCATCCCTCGATGGTCTTGATTAGATGTAATAGCTT